TCTCACCCGCGAAGAGCCGCTGAGCCCCGAGGCCGAGCAACCCGACGCCCGCCGCGCCCGCCGCCCGCCCGACGTTGGACCCCATGAACCGGTTCAGCGACTCAAGGAACGGCGTCCCGCTCTGGACCGTGCCCCCGGGCGCGCCGGGCGCCGCGACATAGTCGCCGGGTTGTTCCGCCCCTCCCGTGTAACGGGTGAAGTCCTGCCCGAACGAGAACGGCTCCCCGCTCGGCTGGATGATCTGGCCCGTCGTGGTGTCGAACTGGAACCCGCCGCCGCCCGAGGCGAACGGCAGATCGGCCATCACGTCCCAGCCCCCGTAGTCGGGCAGCTCGATCGCCCCGAAATCGTAGCCGCCTCCCCCAGCATCGCCCGTGTAGCCGAAATCCGCATCCCCGACGTCGAACGTCTCGCCGCCGCCCGTGAACCAGTCGCCGATCCCAGCCGCCCAGTCGAACCAGCCGCCGTCAGCCATCGCTAGGGCTCCTTCTGGGCTTTCAGCGCGTCCAGCTCGGCCCGGAGTGCGTCGCGCTGCTTCAACAAGTCGGCGATCGCGCGGGCGGCGTCCAGCTCGGCACGCATCCTGGCGCGGGCCACGGCGTCGGCATAGACGCTCACCTCGCGGAGCCGGTCGTCACACGAGGGCGAGGCTGCCCACGCGGGCAGAATGACGCCGAGCACGAGTGCCGACAGCACGACGAAGCGCATTCTATCCTCCCCCATTGGGCAAGACATAGCCGTTGATGTCGGCGTTCCACGTCCCGCCCGCCGACTGCACGTAGAAGCGCTGGCTCAGATTCGGAATCCGCAACTGCATCCACGTCGGAGCCGCCGTGCCGCCGACGTTGTTGAAGCGCCACAGATCCAAGCCACTGACGATCCGGATCGCCAAGGTCGGCGTCCCGGTCGTCTGGTTGAAGATGTTGACGTTAACGATCATCTCGGTCGCTTCGGGTGGCACGAAGGCCGCGGCGTCCACCAGTGTCTCGGCCGTCGCAGTGCTCCCCGCCACCATACTGGCCTGGACATGGCGATAGGCCATCGCGCCGACCATGTGCGTGCCGATCAGGCCGTAGACTCCACCCTGGAGCGCTCCGAGCCGCACGGTCGCGGCATAGGACCAATGCGTGTAGCCGGAGGGGAGATTCGGACCGATTCTCGGAGGATCAGGACTCGCCAGGCCCGCCAGGGTCGATCCATCCCAGATCCAGTAGAAGTGGACCCACGAACTGGCGTCGAGCGTCGCGGCGCGGTCTCGCCCGTTCGCCGCCTCCAGGGTCCCGATATTGACGTTGATGTCGGCGGGGGCCGTCCGCACCGTGGCGGCGTGAGTCGAGGCATTCATCAACTGGACCGCATGCGCGCGCAGCGTGAAGACGTGCCCGCCATCGGCGGTGAAGCCTGTCCCCGAGAACTGACCGCGTGATCCCCACGCGACCAGTCCCGACAGGTTGGCCGTCGTACTGAGGAGCCCGGTCGCCGCCACGGCCAGCACTTGGTCCGATCCGCCCGTGATCCCCGCCCCCCGGAGGCGCAACGCGGACCCAGCGTGCCCGACGATCAGTTGATCCGTCCGCCCGTCGAGTTCGAGCGCCGTGACGTGCGTGGTGCTGCCCTGCTCGGCGAGCGAGTGCCGGAACCGGAGCGCGGCGGTGTGGTGGAGCGTCAGAGCCTGGGCGTGGAACCGGAACATCTCGACGCCCGCCTTATCGCCATCGTGGGCGGGGTCGATCGAGATCGCTAGGTGATGCGCGGCCGGGAAGTAGATCCCCGTCGTGTGGGTCAGTGTCGAGGTGATGGCCGGGAAGCGCGCCGAGCCCGACCACGTGTGGAGCCCGACCGCCGTCAAGTGGCGGCCGAGGCCGGCGCCGTCGATGCCCGACCCCGACGCAAAGTCGAGGTTGCTGTCCACGCGGTACCAGTTCGTCAGGCCGAAGAAGGTCTGGATCACGTAGCGGAGTCGCGTGATCTCCCCGCGCGCGTTGGTGGCGAGACTCTCGGCATCGCTGGCGTACGGATTCACCGTCGTCTGCATGTTGGCGACGGAGTCGGAGTAGCCGTCGAGACAATCGAGCGTCATGTTCGTGACGCCGACCGTCGTCATGCTGGTCGTGATGTCGGCGGCGTTGAACTGATCTCCGGTACTCCAGCTCCGGTAGATCGAGCAGTTGCCGCCGCTCTGGGCCCAGAGCGAGGCCGGAGTTCCGAGCGCGAGCAGCATGGCGAGGAGGCCCGCGAGACTCTTCCTCATTCCCCTACCTCCATGCCGACCAAGAGCCGCATGATGGACAGGTCCTGCCCAGCGACGCCGGAGGTCCCGCGAAAGGCGATCCGGCGTCCGCGTCCCATGAGGCGGCGCCGCGCCGTCAACTGGAGTCCCCCGGTCCCGAGCGTGGCCGGCAAGGTGAAGGGCAAGACCGCCCCGGCGGCGCTCAGCGTGGAGGCGACGGTCTGCTTCAAGTTCCCGTCGAGGTAGATCTCGATCGAGTGCGTGGCCGCGCTCTTGGCGTCGTACTCGACTTGCAAAAAGCGCAGATTCTTGTACCGTCCCTGCCACCCCGGCACGATCTCGCCGAAGTCGGCATCCCGCGTGAACCACTCGAATGTGTAGGCGGCCCCATTCGCCGAGCGCGTCGCCTGATCGAGGGTCCAGACTTGTCCGACGTGGTCCACCATGGCCGGGATCTGGATGCCGCTCGTCTTCCGCATGAAGAGACACTCGTTCCGGTCCCGGTCCCACCAGATCCAGCGGTCGCCGATCTCGGTCCGGCGATTGAGATCGAGGTGCAGACGCCGGTTCTTGGCGGTCTGCCCGGACGCGGAACAGGCGAGTTCGACCTCTTGCTTGTGGGAGTAGTAGACCATCTGCGCGTACTGGAGACGTGAGGTGTTGATCTGGTCGCGGTGGAAGCTCCCGAGCTTCCGGGCCGCAATGTCTTCCGTCCGGACGGCGCCCGTCGCGGTCGTGGCGCTGATCAGGTGCCAGGTCCCGTCGGGCGCGACCCAGATCACGTCGTCCTCGATCGGGATCACGCACCGCGGCCCCGCCGCGCCGGCCGAGCCGACCTTGATGACGCGCCAGTTCGAATCGCTGGCATCCGAGGTATCGACCGCGTAGACGCCGTCGGGGTACTTCCAGAGCAGGAGCACGCCCTTGTAGGTCAGCCCCGCCGTCAGGCGCTCGCCCTCGCCCGGGTACACGCGGAGCGAGTAGGCCGACGTGGTGAAGTTCTCGTGGTTCTGCTGCTGGCTCCGGTAGACGGTGTGGGGCGCGTTCGCATTGCCGCCGGCCCAGAGATAGCCCTGGTGGATCGCGCCGAAGCCGGGCTGGTTCGCGCCCGACCAGTCGGCGGCCGGGTTGGCGAGCGCCGCCATCGCGGCGCCGTCACCGTCCAGCACCTGGACGACATTCACGCGGTCGAACAGGAAGAGTTTGCGGTTGTTGCCCGCCACCTCGGCGCCGCCCGGCACCAGATGGGGGACCGCCCCATTGGCGAACGTGGTCAGGCCCGTCACGAGCGAGGCCCAGGAGCCGCTCGTCCCGTCGTCCTTGTAGACCGCCCCGTCGTCCCCAACCACCACGGTGCGCTGCGTGTTGACGTCGGACCAGTAGTCGATCGCCTCCGTGCCGGCGACCGCGCCAGCGCCGAACGCCGAGCCGAGCAGCGCGGCCCCGCCCCCGACGCGGACGGAGTGGTCTTCGAGCGTGGCATTCCGAAGGGCGATGAGGCCGCCGATGGGAATCAGGTTCTTGTTCTTCAGTCCATACAAACCGTCCTTCCCGAGGACCAGTTCGAGGACCGTCACACCGTCGTAGGAAATCGGGATCAGCCCCCTTTCATACCACAACGCCCGGACCTCGTGGCCCGGGCGTCCTGTACTCAGGTCAGCCCACTGCGTCTCAGCTCAGTATAACGGCAGACGGCACCCGCTGGATGTCATTCTGACGCGCCACGCCGTGTCATGTACTCACCTCGTCGACGACCTCCTGCCAGAGACAGGACGCGCGCCCGTTGACGCGGACCCGGCCCTTCGCGTCCACGAGCCCGATATCCACGACGACCGGCCGCTCGCGATCACTGGCGTCCGGGTCCACGACCGCCAGATCGCGGCCGATCCACACGCCCCGCACCGGTACGCGGTTGACGTCGTAGGCGACGGCAATCACCAGGACGGGCCGCCCCTGCTCGTCCGCGACCACGGAGGGCTCAGCTCGGAGGCTCCGCCACTCGGCGAACGGGCGCAGGCTGGAGGGCACGCAGGGCGGCTCAGTCTGCCCCGTGGGCAGCACGACGGTCGCGCATCCGACCACCAGGAATGATCCCACGACCACCACCAGCCCTCGGAGGCTCATGACCCCCTCCTCACCATGCGGCGGGATCCGGGACGATCCGGAGTCGCCGGCAGAAGCCGCAGGCATACCAGTCCACTGCGAATCCCCAATGCTCCCACACGAGCCACGCCCCACACGGGCAGGACCACATGAGACGACGCGCCCAGGCTACTGATACGGCGCTCTCGGCCCGGAGCCGGGGCTCGAGCCGATCCCCATCATGACCCTCCGGTGGTAGGCGATGCAGGCCTCGATCCCCCGCTCGTAGTCCTGCTTGGCCGAGGCCGCGCGCTTGTCGGACTTCATGAGATGGGCGAAGTAGAGGGTGCCGTCCGCCAGCAGATAGCGCCAGGCGTGGGGGATGGTGAGTTCCGTCACCGCGTCGGTCGGGTCGAGGTCG